CAGTAACCATCTTCCATATAGATATGTACTAGCTCCTGTTTCATTGTTAATTAATCTAGCAGTATTGGCTTCAACAAAAATATCATAATTACCCACAGTTACTATTTCTTCTGTAAGGAAATTAGAAGGACTACGAACTCCCACGTTAGGATCGACACCTAACCCATCGATATAATCTGTTGCGCCAGGATCTATAGACCCAAATATGTTATTAATAATATTAGTAACAATGCCTAACTTCTTAACTTTAACTGGAGGGCTAATCCAAACAGGGGTAGTTAATGTTAACGATGCTACATCAATGGCACTGTTTGTACCTGTTGGTATAGTTCGGGAACTAAACACAACATCGCCTAGTTCAACAACACTTAAACTAGTCCAGTCAACATAGTTGTCGGTAGTTTGTATTTCCAAACTGGGGTTAAACAATACAAGAATTTGCTCAAGTATTTGTAACTTCTGTTCAGTGTTAGCAGACCAAATATCAACCTTAACAGTTAATGTAAACGGTGTAGGCATGAGTCTTTCTACAGTATAGTTTCTACCTTGCTCATTAGTATACATGCCAGTTTCTTCATCTACTGCACGTTCTCTAAAATGCATTTTACCAACATACGTAGCATCGCCTAATCTATCTCTTGCTAGATCAAAGTCTGTAACATATACTGCAATTTTTGGCGTTGCTGGTAAGGTGTTTTCACTATTTTGATTAATGATACTTGCTGCCTGTCGGTCAACATCACCGTACATAACTGGAACTCTAACCAGTGTACCGTCACCATACCTAACTACAAAATTACTAAGTAGTCTAATAATTTGTGTAAGATATCGTCTTATCTGTCCGTCATAAAAATATTGCATTAGAAATCTGCCCTAGGTTTAAGTGCTTTAGATAGTGGTTGACGTTCTTCAACTGTGTCTCCATCAATAACCGCACTATTAGTATTGTTAATAAAACCAGTTTTAAGAGTTTGTCTAGCGTCAGTATTAGTTAATGTGTGTCTCACAGAATCCTCACGTTTGACCCACATAGATCCGTTGTATCTAAACAGTCTGTTTGGCACATAATCTGTACGTAAGAAATAATCTCCATCAGTTGCACCACCGGGGAAGGATAACCCAAATCCAAAATCTGCAACTCCATTGTCAGGTACGCCATCGCCTACTAGATAGCCCATATAACCAGTACGCTTTGGACGATCAGCTATTCTACTAGCATCTAAACTAGTGTTATCACTAAACAAATCTGTTTCATCTGCAGTTCTAAGTGCAGGCTTACCAGCTTCGTCAACTGCTAGTGTGTAGAACTGCTGAGTTTCATATCCACTTTTAGGAGCATCTGCTTCTGCTTGTGCAATGATAGCATCGTTGATTTCAAGATTTTTAGACTGTGTGCTGAGAATACCTTGTATACTTTGCCCGCCGTACGGTGAAAAATAACTAGTGTTAGGCGGGGTATTTCCTGTAGTGGTTGCGGTTACAGTATACAATGTACCTTGATATCTAATAATTTGACCAGCTGTGTATGTTGCACTAGCAGAATAATCACCAACAAAATTTGCATCTTCATCTGTAGGTTTGTTTAAAATATCTGCAAACTGTTGACCAGCAACTAGTTTCTTTAACTTCAATCTATATAGATGTGGATACCAGTCTCTGCTAAAACCTTCAGCAGCTCGTCCAACATCTTCAATTACAAAATATCTAGGAAGTGCAACATCTGCATCGTTAAGTGCAAACTCGTCTTTTAAGTGAGGTAATTCTAATACATCACCGCTTAGGGGTTTACGCCCCACAGTACTTACTGTGTCGTTAATGTGTACAGTCATAAAAACTGTATCCTGATCTAAAAATAAACCAAATTGACTTAGATTAAAATCAAGATCTTGTACGTTATAAATGCCACGAATTCTATAAATTGAGCTGTCATATTTTCTATCACGATTTTCTAAGAATAGTAAATCTTGAATATTAGTTTCTTTGATAACATCGTAGTTAGGTTTGTCAATAGTTGACTCTCCAGTTAATGGATTTTTAGGACCTAGATATTTGTGAAAATACACATCAGTACCGCCTACCTGAAACATTTCAGATATGCTGCGATCTAAGAACTTGTAATCGTTGCCTTTTTCGGGCTTGTAAAGTGATAAACGTGGCATAGTATAATATTTAGCGTATAAATATAACGGGAGATTCAAATGTCAGACAATCCACAAGAAGTACGTCAACAAGTATACAATTACTGCCGCACAATGTTAGGTGACGGTATGGTAGATGTTGAGCTTGACCCGATACACTACGAAACTGCGTTAAATCGCACACTATCTAGATTTAGACAGCGTAGCCCTAACGCAGTAGAAGAAAGTTACAGTTTTTTAACTCTTGAGAAAGATAAAAATGATTACACACTTCCTGCAGAAATTATCAACGTCCAGTCAGTATTTCGTAGAACTTTGGGATCAAGAACTGGTGGAGGAACTGGTACAAACTTTGAACCCTTCAATCTTGCGTATACTAACACGTACCTTTTAAATAGTACGATGTTAGGCGGCATTGCAACATATTTTATGTTTGCTAGCTATCAAGAAATGGTAGGTAAAATGTTTGGTAGTTACATAGAATTTCAGTGGATTCCCACAAGTCGTACATTGAGAATTTTACAAAGACCCTTTACTGAAGGGGAAAGTATAATGCTACGTTGTCAAAACTACAGACCCGATTATACGCTTATTAACGATATCTATGCAGGACAGTGGATAAAAGATTATTCACTGGCTATCTGTAAGATTATACTAGGCGAAGCTCGTAGTAAGTTTGCTAACATTGCAGGCCCAGGCGGAGCAGGCGGACTAAATGGTACAGACCTAAAATCTGCTGGCAAAGAAGAAATGGAAAAGTTAGACAAAGAATTAGAAACTTATGTACCAGGGGGAACTGGTCTTACATGGATTATTGGATAAATTATTATTTAATGTAGGTGTGGAGATTTATTATGTTTTTTGTTAATAACAATGAATATATTGAACGACTTAATATTTGTAAATCTTGTGAAAATTTTCATAGTAAATTTAAAGTATGTAATAAGTGCGGGTGTTTTATGCCAGCAAAATGTAAATTAAGTAAATCAAAATGTCCTAAAAATTTTTGGACAGAGTCAACTTCTAATATAGAAGTTGAACCTAATGACATTAATATAGCTAATTAGAAAAATCTATTGATAAATACTCAATATGAAAATCTACGAAGTTATTACAGAAGTGCGTCAGCCCAAGCCTACTAAGAGACAAAGCCAGTCTACTAAAGGTATGAACATCTACAGCGACAAAGAAAAAGCCAATAGTGACTATGTAGCATTTAAGTTAGGCCAAGCTATGGCCGGCACTGATGGCAAAACTAAACCGGACATTGATGGCAAAAGCTGGCACGGTAAAAAGAAGACTATCTATCCCTATACTAAAGAAGAACAAGCGATGTTTGTTCAAGCTGCCAAAGCAGTCGGCGCTGACTACGAAGATTTAAATCACGGCGACATGCGCAGTTTAGAATTGGACACAACTAACAAAGTAAGTCCGGTTGCTAAGATTAAAACGAACAAATACGGAGTGTAATCACTCTTGACACTAGTGTAAAAATCCTGTAATATATATTATCACTGGAGATAATATGATCATAGGCTTCGTTGGATTTATTGGGTCAGGCAAAGATACTGCCGCAGATTATTTGGTTAACTTTCACGGATTTCGCCGTGACTCATTTGCAAACACATTGAAAGACGCGGTAGCAGCCGTATTTGGTTGGGACCGCGTTCTGTTGGAAGGCCGCACAAAAGAAGCTCGTGAATGGCGAGAACAACGTGACGAGTGGTGGAGCAATCGTCTAGGTAAAGATATTACCCCACGACATATCCTACAATACTGGGGTACCGAAGTATGCCGCCAAGGCTTTCACGATGACATCTGGATTGCTAGTTTAGAAAATAAAATGCGTAAAACAGGCGATAACATTGTTATCAGTGATGTACGTTTTCCTAATGAAATCAAAGCTATTAAAAGTGCAGGCGGCAAAGTAGTGCGGGTAGTTCGAGGTGCCGATCCTGAATGGTATCAAGATGCATGGAATATGAATCAAGGCCCTACAAATATGAGCTGGTCTATTAGTAAGATGCGTATGGAACAGCGTAAGATTCATGCTAGCGAAACAGCGTGGATTGGTAAAGGAATTGATCTTGAAATAGACAATAATGGCACTATTGATCAGCTGTTTGCGCAGATTAAAAATCTGGTCGTAGATCGCCCTGACGCCACTGAACTCCCTCTTTCTGAAGAACTCGCTGACAGTTTGCACACACTGTCTTAAGATTAGCAGGACGGGAATTGTTTAAGTTCCCGTCCACATGAAACACATTAAATTGCTCTCTAAATTTAGATTTAAATCCGCATTTGTCACATACGGGTTTCATTCTGTAGCCATCTTGAAACCATTTAGGTAACCCTTTTCCTACTCCACCGTAGCGAAGGCATACTTCACATTTTTTTCGATAGTAGGTTTTACCTTCTTTATGATAGTTAACGGCAGCTGGTCGTTGCCCGCAAAGGCATAAAGGTCTTGACATAATAGTATTTAGCTGCCCTTTTTCTCCCCTTTTCGGATGTGTGTAAGCTAGTGGTTTTCTGTTCAAACCTATAAATACAAATAGAACAGAAACCTTAGGAGACTCCAAGATGGCATTAAGTTCACCAGGCGTAGAAGTCAAAGTAATTGACGAATCATTTTATACACCAGCAGAGCCTGGCACAGTACCTTTAATTATTGTTGCCACTGCTGAGAATAAATCAAATGGCGGAGGAACCGGAACCGCCCCGGGTACACTTGCTGCCAATGCAGGGGAAGTATATCTCCTAACAAGCCAGAAAGATCTTGCAGACAACTTTGGAGATCCTATCTTCAAGACAGATGCGAGCGGCAATCCAGTACACGCTGGCGAGCAAAACGAATACGGTCTACAGGCTGCATACAGTTTACTAGGTGTTAGCAATCGCGCATACGTTGTACGTGCAGACGTTGACCTAGCAGAATTGGATGCTAGTGCTACAGAACCTAACTCAAATCCAGCTAATGGAACACATTGGTTAGACACTAGTATTTCGGCTTTTGGTATTTTTGAATGGAACGGCGCATCTGCAACAACAAGCAGTGGTCAGAAATTTACAAATAAAGTTCCTCTAGTAATTACAGATTCAACAAGGGTTGATCCGTTAACTGGTGGGCCGAAAACATCAGTTGGTGCAGTAGGCGACTATGCTATTGTTTCAGTTGATACTGATTCAGATACTCCTGCACTTACTACACTACACGGCGATATCTTAGGAGCACGCCAGTCTGACAACACCGTATGGTATAGAAGTCGTGGAGTTGCTCCGGGGCAAACTACCGGACAGTGGGTACAAGTTGGCCAATCAGACTGGTTTAAATCTCAACCAACAGTTGCTAGTAGCAAATCTAACCCTACAATTACCAGTGGTCAAACATTAATTGTTAACGGTAGTAGTTTTACCGGTAATGCAAGTCTTGCAGCACTGGTAACAGCTATTAATGCTACCCCTCCAACAGGAGTGTCAGCAGCAGCAGTTAACGGTAAATTAGAATTATATTTTGATACTACTGCATTAGGACTATCTGGTGAGACCAGCACCACTTCTAACGGTATTAATCTAGGAGGCACTGCTGCATTACTAACAGAATTGAATTTACTCAGTACTACTACATATTTTGCACCTGCCTTACAGATTAGCAAACACACAGTAGTACCGCAGTGGAAGTCTAGCGCAGTTGCTCCTCGTCCTACAGGTAGCGTATGGATTAAAACAACCGAAGCTAACTTAGGCGCACGTTTCCGTGTTAAGCGTTGGAACGGTACTACCTTAGCATGGGAAACAGTAAGTGCTCCGTTGTATCCTAACAATCATTCAGCACTGTACGAATTAGATGTTACTGGTGGCGGCACAAATCTACCAGTTGGGCAATTATATGTTCAAACAAATCATTCAGAAGATGTAGGGTTTGATGGAACTCCAAAATTAGCAAACTATCGAATTTGGAGAAGAGGTGCTGTAGGCGCAACTACAATTACATCTGAGATTATAACAACTCAGGTAACTGCAGGAAGTAAATCTTTTATTATTGCAGAAAGTTTGTTAGCAAGTCCTACATTAGGTGATTATAATTTAAACGGAACATACTCGTCTAAAACTATAACATTTACAGCAGCAGGCGCAGCAGGAGATGCTGATACCATTGCTGGAGCAATTAATGCCGCAGGATTTACTAATATTGTTGCAGAAGTTGATTCTAAAAATAGAATTGTAATTAGTCATTTATTAGGCGGCGATTTCCGAGTTAAAAACGGAACTGGTACCCCATTTACTGCAATGGGATTCTCAGCATATGACTATGAACCATCGAGTGGTACATTTGGCAGCGGAACAAGATTTGTTTCAACTGCGCCGGCTGGTGATGCAGATAGTAGTTTTGTTGTAAGCAACTGGGAACCATTAGTATACGCAGCAAGTGCCGATGCTCCTGCTAGAATTCCTGAAGAAGGCCAATTATGGTACAGCTCAGTTATTGACGAAATTGATATCATGATCCATGATGGCAGCGACTTTGTTGGCTACAAGACAGCAACAAGTCCGTATTTTGCTAATGGTACAGATCCAGCTGGTCCTATTGTATCAGCTACTGCTCCGGAAAACGGTGATCGTTCTGACAGCGGAAATCTTGTAACTGGAGACTTATGGATTGATACTAGCGACTTAGAAAACTTCCCACAAATCTACAGATTTAATGCAGCTTTAGCAAGTTTACCTGTATCTAAGCGTTGGGTATTAGTCGACAAGACAGACCAAACAACAGAAGACGGTGTACTATTTGCCGATGCTCGTTACAATACTGCTGGTGCAAACAGCTACGAAGCAGGGGCAATCGAAGACTTGTTAACTAGTAACTATGTTGATCCGGATGCTCCGGATCCAGCACTATACCCACAAGGTATGTTGTTATGGAATCTACGTAGAAGCGGATACAATGTAAAATCATTCCGTCGTGATTATATCAATATTGCTGAAGACAATCCACGTTACGATCCAACTAACACAGGCGGCGAAGCAATGGCTGCTTATTACACACATCGTTGGGTTACTGTGTCTAGTAACCAAGACGACGGTTCTGGTAGCTTTGGCCGTAAGGCACAGCGTAAGGTAGTTGTTACAGCTCTACAAGCAGCAGTTAACAGCAACGATGCAATGCGTGATGACGAGCGTAGAGTGTTTAACTTAATTGCCTGCCCTGGTTATCCAGAGCTAATTGGTGAAATGATTACTCTAAACTACGATCGTGGCCTAACAGCATTTGTAGTAGGTGACACACCTGCTCGTTTAACACCTGATGCAACAAGTCTATTGAAGTGGGGTTCTAATGAACTACTGGCCAACGAAGACAATGACATCGGTGCAACCAGCTTTGATGAGTACATGGGCATGTTCTATCCATGGGGCTTCTCAAGTGACAACTTTGGTAATAACGTAGTTGTTCCTCCAAGCCATATGATTCTAAGAACTATTGCTCTAAGCGATCAAGTTAGCTATCCGTGGTTTGCACCAGCTGGTGTACGTCGTGGCGGTATTACTAACGCAACAGCCGTTGGTTATATCACTGCAGAAGGCGAGTTCAGCAGTGTGGCATTAAATGGTGGGCAACGTGATACATTGTATGAGCAGAAGATTAACCCGATCACTTTCCTAACAGGTACAGGTTTAGTCAACTACGGTCAAAAGACTCGTGCTCGTGCAGCAAGTAGTTTAGATCGTATCAATGTAGCACGTCTAGTAATTTACATGCGTAGACAATTAAATGCGTTGGCTAAGCCATACATCTTTGAACCTAATGATAAGATCACTAGAGATGAGATTAAAGGTGCAGTTGAATCTCTATTATTAGAGTTAGTAGGACAACGTGCTCTATACGACTATATAGTAGTATGCGACGAGTCCAACAACACACCTAGTAGGATTGATCGTAATGAGTTATGGATTGACATTGCTATTGAACCAGTCAAAGCAGTTGAATTCATTTATATTCCATTGCGCTTGAAGAACACTGGCGAGATCGCAGGTCTATAATTAAAGGAATAATAACATGGCAATCGCTTCATTAACAAAATTTACAGTACCTTTAGCTAGCGACCAATCCGCTAGCACACAAGGTATGTTGATGCCAAAACTAAAATATCGCTTCCGTGTGATGTTTGAAAACTTTGGCGTATCAACACCTACTACTGAACTTACTAAACAAGTACAGACAGCAGCTCGTCCAAACGTACAGTTTGCTAACCAAGTAATTGAGATTTACAACAGTAAAATTAACTATGCAGGCAAGCAAACATGGCAGCCAATGGCCATTACACTACGTGATGACGTATCAGGTAATGTTTCTAAACTAGTTGGCGAACAACTACAGAAACAATTTGACTTTGCAGAGCAGTCGAGTGCCGCAGCAGCTATCGACTACAAGTTTACACTAAGACTTGAAATCTTAGACGGCGGTAACGGTATTAACGCAGCCAATGTTTTAGAAACATGGGAGTGCTATGGTTGCTACTTAACAACAGTTAACTATCAAACTCTAGGCTACGGTGAACAAGGTGCTGTAACAATTGATCTTTCTATCCAGCCAGATAACTGTATACAAGTACCAGGTGGTTCAAGCCTAGGTGGTGTTGGTACAGCAATTGCTCGTGCAGTAGGCACCGCAGCAACTGGTCCAGGTACAAGAGCCTAATAAAAAAGCACCGAAGGGTGCTTTTTTTATGACCATGCATTAACTGCGTGGTTAATCTTTTCGGCTAAATATTTGTATGACCAGTAAAGCCACCAAACAGTTTGTCAATAACCTAACACATGCTAAAGGCCTCATGGGCGATTATGCCCACGCAGCCAGGATGTTTGTCGATGACGACATGCGGTTGGCGCCAAAGTTAAAATTTCAATACCATGTAAGTTTTAGCATCAACAGTCAAGCATTAAAAAGTTTAAATTTTAAATTTCAACATCAAAATGAAATTAACATGTTGGTTAAAACTGCTGAGTTACCTAAATTTCAAATTGCTACCGAAACCTTAAATCAATATAATAGAAAAAAAGTTGTACAAACTAAGATTGATTACCAACCTGTGAATATAGTGTTCCACGAAGACAACTTTGGAGTTGTTAGACAGCTATGGGAAAACTATTATGGTTATTACTATGCCGATGCAGAAGCTAGTAAAATCTACGGAAACTATAATAGAACTGCAATGTTAGGCCCTGGATTTATTAGAACACCTTACGGCCTAGACAACAACAGTAGTATTCCGTTTTTTAACAATATTACAATATATCAATTTGCTCGAAGACAATTTACCAGTGCAACATTAGTTAATCCAGTGATTTCGCAGTGGAGTCATGACACTATGAATTATGCAGATAGTGGTCCTGCACAGAACACTATGACCTTAGCATACGAAGCAGTAAACTACGGATCAGGATCTGTATCACCGAACAATCCGCCAGGATTTGGTGTTGATCACTATGACACAACACCTAGTCCTCTGTCATTAGGCGGTGGCGGTACTGCCACAGT